GGCGACCCCCGCAAGCTGGACTACGAATCGGGCGCTTTCGAGGGCGAAGTTGGCTACAACCAGACCCGACAAGCCACGGAGATTTATCACTGGAAAAACCCTTCAAACGAGGCGTATGGCATTCCTCGCTGGGTCAACCAGCTTCCGTCGATCATCGGTTCGCGGGAGTCCGAAGAAGTGAACATGCGTTACTTCAAGGACAACACCGTGCCGCCGATGTTCCTGCTCGTGAGCGGGGGCCGTCTGACCCAGAACTCGTATCGGGAACTGACGCGCGTAGTCAACGAAGACAACCTCGGGGCTGACCGTCAGAACAAGATCATGCTGCTTGAAGCCATCGGGGAAGGTGACTCGATGGATGGCAAGCAAAGCACCATCGATCTGAAGGTGGAGAAGCTGACGGACGCCCGCCAGTCGGACGGTCTGTTCAAGGAATACGACGAAGCCAACATGGCGAAGGTGCGCTCGTCCTTCCGACTCCCGCCTGTCGTGGTCGGCATGTCGCAGGACGTGAACTTCGCTACAGCCAACACGTCTGTGGCCGTGGCCGAGTCGCAGGTATTCGCCCCCGCGCGGAGCCAGATCGACGAAGTCCTGAACAAGCAGTTTGTCGCGGGGCGCTCTGGCCTGAACCTCCGCTCCGTGAAATTGGTTTCACGGACCCCAGCGATCACGTCGCCGGAGATGGTCGTCAAGACGATGACCGCTCTGAATGTGATGGGCGCTCTCACGCCGCGTCTGGCGCAGGCGATTGCGAACAAGATGCTGCAAATCGAAATCCAACCGTACCCTGAGAAGGGCGAAAAGGACTACGAAGAGTGGATGGACAAGCCGATCTCCTTCAGCAACAAGCCGCAGCCGGGGGCAGCGCAGGGGGCCACGCCGGACGGCAAGCTACCTACCAGCCATGACGGGCAGAACCAGAAGGACGGCGCGACCAAGAAGGTAGAGAAGACGGGCACGGTCGAACAGACCCCCCCGAAGCACGGGGAGGAATGAGCCATGCTCGCTACGACGCAAGACAAGGGGCGGGGAGGGTTCCGCCTAGTCAAGCGGGATGACAAGGAATGGGACCGGGTAGTCGCGTGTGAAGTCCTCATCCCGAACATCCCCAACTGCTTTGGCGACATCTACACCGAAGACGCGATTGTGGAGTTCATGATCGCGTACCAGCAGAACCCGTACGGCATCGACATCGAGCACGATAACGTGGACGTGACGGGCTCTGTAGAAGTCATCGACATGTTCATTGCGGATGACACCACCCCGGAGTTCATCAAAGGCTCTTGGGTGGTCTACTGCAAGGTTCATAGCGACGAAATCTGGGAGGCGGTTCTGTCCGGTGAGATTAGCGGATACAGCTTCCAAGCGGAAGCATGGTGCGAGGAAATCACCATCCAGAACTTCCGGAATCGAGAAGTCCAAGGCTACACGGAACCACACCCCGAGGACGGCCATACCCATGCATACCTTGTCATTCTGGATGCATACAACCGTCCGATCTCAGGCGGAACTGGATTTACGAACGGACATGCGCATACAATCACAACCCATACAGTGACGGACGCCTCAAACGGGCATATCCATCGCTACCAAGTAATCGTTGTTGCTGACACGGAGGAAGACGATGGCTAAGTCCGTCAAAGTCCTGAAGCGCGGGGAAGTCATCGACCCAACCCCCATCGAAGGCAATCTCGTGCGGGTGAAGAAGCCCACGTTCCTGTCGCTGGTAGGTCTGCCCGCCAACCAAACCGGCTTCAAGGTAGTTCGTTCTGACCAAGGAGAGAACAAGATGTCCACTACGACCTCGCGGCGTCTGCGCCGTTCCGAAACCAACCCGGTACTGCGCCTGACGTTCCCCGAGGGCACGACCGAGGAAAGCGTGCAGGCCACGCTGGAATCCTTCAAGATGCAGAGCTACACCGTGGCGGAAGAGGCCGGTGTGTTTACCGCGATCCGCTCGGACGTGAAATCAATTTCAGAAGTCGCGGACACGCACGAGATCAAGCTGACCGCCGGGGGCCTCATGGCTACCGTCAAGCGTTCGGAGAGCAAGCCCGTGCAGCCCATCGACGCGACCGAAGTTGCCGTGGTCGGTATCGAATTCGACGCAACTCTCTTTGACACCCAACACGCGAGCGAGTGGCTGAAGCGAAATTGTGTTGACAAGGCTTCCGAGCCTGCCCAAAATTCCGACGAATCGCTGCTGGTGGTAACTCGCGGCGAAGCTGAGGAAGGGCAGGAGGTGCGCCGTGTTGCAGTGGAAGATGGCGTCACCGCAGTCATCGCCCGTTCGGATGTGTCGAGCATCCCGGACGGCATGTATGCGGTGGTGTCGGAAACGGCGTACGGCTCGTGGGGCTGGGGTCAACTGGACTTCAACGCCGCGCTGGCCGACAGCGCCTTTACGGAAGCCATGTGGGATTCGCTGTACACCCTGCGCGATGTACTCGAACAGGTTGTGATCTACAGCCCGCTCCCCGTGGAAACCCGGAAGGCTCTGGTACTGAATGCCCTCGCGCAGTATGGGGCATATGTTGTAAGTGTCATGGACAGTCTGCCGCGACAGCTTCTCGTCACGGTGGCCCGTTCCGCTCAACCCAAGCAGGAGAATGAAATGAACAAGCAAGCTGAAAACCAAGCCACGGGCGCGAACGAACCGAAGACCGAGTTCGTGACCCGTTCCGAGTTGGCCGCCGCTGTTGCCGAAGGCATCAAGGCTGCCGACGCCGCCAAGCAAGCCGAACTGAAGCGCAGCGCCGACGAGGAAGCCCAAGCCAAGGCTAAGGCCGAAGCTGACGACAAAGCCAAGGAAGTCCTGCGCTCGGACATCACCGCTGCCGTCGAAGCCGCAACCAAGCCGCTGACCGATGAGATCGAGAAGCTGAAGGGCGCTACCGTTGTGCGCTCGGACAGCGGCGATACGGTCGTGAAGCAAGGCGAAGGCAAGGGCAAGGCTACGGACGTGTTCCGTGGTTGCCTGCCGGGTATCCGTCGCCAAGCTGCGGGCCAGTCCAACGAAGTGACCGAGTAACACCCGGCGCGTAAGCGACGACAAGCAAAACCCGTCAATCCGATAGGAGATACAAATGACGACCCGCAATGAAAACCTGATGCGCGCCGACATCGCAATCAGCGACCTGAACACCAACGGCGGCCTGTTGCTGCCCGAGCAGGCAGATTCGTTCATCGACATGGTCCTCGACCAGCCGACGATCCTGCCGCAAGTCCGTGTGGTCCGCATGAACTCGCCGCAAGTCAAGATCAACCGCATCGGTTTCGGCACCCGCATCCTGCGCGCGGCCCGTCAGACCGGTTCGGCTCTCGACGCTGGCGGTAACGACCGCTACGTGCGCGCGGCTGATCGTGCAGCACCGACGACCAGCCAGATCACGATCACCGAAGAAGAAGTGATCGCGGAAATCCGCCTGCCCTACGAACTGCTCGAAGACAACATCGAAGGCGCTTCGCTGGAACAGCACATCATGCGCCTGATCGCAGAGCGCGCCGCCCTCGATCTGGAAGAACTGTTCCTGTGGGGGGACACCGGCTCGGCTGACGCCTATCTGGCTCTGGCAGACGGTATGCTGAAGCGCGCAACCGCTCACGTGGTTGACAACGCCTCGGCTGGCGTGTCGCCGGATACCTTCGTCAACGGTCTGCTCGCGCTGCCGCAGAAGTACCTGCGCTACCTGCCGCAGATGAAGGGCTACATCTCGGTCGCCAACACCATCAAGTATCGCCAGAAGGTGTCGCAGCGCCAGACCGGCTACGGCGATGCAGCAATGCAAAGCGCGATCCCGCTGGAAGCCCAAGGTCTGAAGCTGGAAGGTGCTCCGTCGCTGGCGATGGACAACGTGGGCAACGCTGGCCTGATCACCTTCCCGCAAAACCTGATCTGGGGCGTCCGCCGCAACATCAGCGTGGAAACGGACAAGGACATCCGCAGCCGCGAGTTCATCATCGTTCTGACCCTGCGCGTGGGCACCCAGATCGATGACGCCGACGCTGTGGTCAAGCTGACCAACATCTAAGCGATGCCGCTATGAGGGGTCGGGGGCAACCCCGGCCCTTTTTTCGTATGTAGCACCGGGAAGGTTGAAATCAATTTCACAAAGGAACATGGAAAATGGCTAAGCTCCTGAAACTGCAAGGTTGCGGCTCCTTCGTTAGCCCGCGCGTGAACAACGAGCACATCCAGAAAGGGCAGGTTATCCGCGTCAACGATGACGTGGCCGACAAACTGCTCGAAGGGCGCGAGAAGGACGCGCAAAACAACGAAATTCAGCACTTCGCGGTAGTTAGCGACGACACTCCGGTGGACTTCGACTTCGGCAAGGAAGAGAAGAAGGTGCAACCGATTGGTGAGATCGCGGGGGAGCCCGAGCCCGCCCCGAAACCCGTCGCAGAGCCGGAACCCGTGAAAGAGGAATCAGCCAAGGCGTCGAAGAAGGCGACGGTGCAGCGCAAGGCCCGGAGCCCCGCCGCCAAGAAGTAATCACCATATGGAGAGAATCAAATGCTGCTCATCGATCCGACCGAAGCCGCTCTGGCAATCGGGGCAAAGTGCAATGGGCAACAGCCCGCCGATAACGAGCAACTGATTCTCGTCCTGAATTACATTACGCCCCGTGTCGAGGATGCGCTGAACGTCGCTACCCTCGTGCGGGGCGATTTTGTTGATTCGTTCTACCTCACTGGTATGAACGCCCGTAGCGAGCGGCCTATCGCAAGACTGCGCCTCTCGAATGGTTTCCTGACAGAAGAAAGCGATATTGCGATCACGGACCTTGACGGCGAGCCTATCGATGCTGAAACCATCGAACTCTACGACCTAGAACACGGGGTCATCGAGTTGAACTCGTGGGAGAAGGGGCGGTACAGCGTGGCCTACAAGTCAGGCTTCCTCCCCGAAGAAGAGCCCACCACGCCGCCCGAAGGCTATGATCCGAACCATCGCCTTCTGACCGAAGTCCCCGACTGGATTAAGGGACTTGTCATCACGCTACTTGTCCAATGGTTCCGTAGTACCATGCTGGCCCCCAAGTTCCCGCAAAACGTCAATTTGGAGGCTTTGGACAGGATGCTGAGGAAGGAAATCTACCTACGGGTGTACGGGCGGTACATGCGGCCTCGCGTGAACTGCTTCTTCTCGGAGCGCCTGAGCAATGGCGCTTGATACCAAGTTCGTTCGGGGGGCTGACAGGCTCGCGCGTCGTATCCAGACGATCCGCAACAACCTGCACCTCCCGGCCATGACGGAAGCGATTGGCGAACTTCTGCTACGCCGCACCAAGCAGCGGTTCGACAGAGAGGTGGACCCGGACGAGAGACGCTGGGAAGCACTGAAGGACCAGACCTTGCGCCGGAAACGGACAGGGGGCTGGGGAGGTGAAAAAATGCTGGTACGCACCGGCAAGCTGCGCGGGTCGATCAAGCTGATTCGCGGCAGCGTAGACGGTGCGACCTTCACGAATACGG